ATGGTAAAAGCTACAAAAGATAATAGGCCTTTTTCAAGTGGTGTGTTTGATTTAGAGGAGTTCAATATTTATACAAAGGTAATTGATTTGCCTCTTGACGGGATTCCGACATATCTAGAAGAAGGGATAAATGGAGTTTGTACCGGAGGCTCTGCTCTTTTTAATGTGTTTTCTAATAAACGCAGGGTTGTGAAGAATGATTTGATAACTATTTTTCCTTATCAGTTGGCAAGTATAACCGAAATCAGTACAGACTTTGCCGTTATTTTCTTTAAAGTACCAAAGAAATTGTTTATGGATACCATTAATGGGCTGGGTAGGCTTACACTTGACTATTTTTTCTATATGAGGAAATATTATAGCTCTCCGCTCAGTGAAGAAGAGTATAAGCGCTTTGTTCATTTCTGTCATATATTGTCATGCCGTGTAGATTTATCTTGTGCCTTTCTTAGGAGGGAATCGGTGATGTATTTATTGAGGGTTTATTATTGGGACTTGTATGTGGGCTATAAGAGTAACCCCAAGGCTATGGCTTCCGTGAAGTTTGTACGTAAAGAGAAGCAGGTTTTTGAATTCTTTTATTTGGTTATAGAGTATCATACTATAAGTCGTGATGTGGCATTTTATGCAGATAAGATGTGTATCTCACCTAAATATCTGACAATGTTAATAACAGATAATACTGGTCGTTCGGCTAAAGAGTGGATTGTGGAATATACCATACTTGAGATAAAAGTCTTATTGAAAGACTCCAATCTTGAAATAAAGGAAGTGGTTTCACGAACTAATTTTCAATCGAATTCTACGATGACACGTTTTTTTCGTAAGCATACAGGCACTACTCCGTCAGAATACCGTGAGAGAATGTTTGTCTGATATTTGGATAATTTGTACTTATACCAAAAGGCAAGAAAGATATGAAAGAATATCTTAAAATAATAGATGAAATAATCGCTCTTGTGGGGTTACATTTAATTCCCAAATTTGTTAATCTATATCAAGGCCAGGTTGACATAAGATGTGAGGAAAATGATACTGGAGTCTTAATTAATATTATTGTGTCTTTACCAGATAAAAATGAACTGCAGGCTTTGCAAAATCAAGTTGGTATGGACTCACTACAAGCCAAACAGATCTTAGAAGGAATATTAAAATTGGAGAAAATGGATTCATGCAAACCATTGGAAAACAGACAACTGGAATTGAAACGAATTTGGCTTAACAAGCTTGTTTCAGTGTTGGAAGAGCATATGGAAAATACAGAGTTTAATGTTGCTATGCTCTGTCAACTGTTGGGAATGAATCGAAAACTGTTGTATCGAAAGATTAAACAGTTGACGGGGGTTACTCCAGTAAGCCTTATTCGGCGTGTTAGGATGATAAGAGCCGCTACACTTTTATTACAAGGCAGATTCACTGTATCGGAAGTAATGTATATGGTAGGCTATTCCAATCCTTCTTATTTTTCCAGGTGTTTCATGGCAGAATATATAAGGGGGGAAAAACGAAGCGTGTCAATATGTGGTCGGTCTGAAAATGAATGATTGCTTTGGTTTTCAAAGTGTTAGGGTGGAGTAGGGGAGAATGGGCTGCAAAAACGAAGCGTTTACATCGCTTTACATTGGGCTTACATTTGAGCCTCGTTTGAACGCCGTTCAAATGAAATGCTTTACATTGAAGGTGGGATAGGGGAGATTTCGGAGTGTTGTCGTCGATTGCTCTCCATGGTTTACTTTTTCCTCATATACAAAGATAGTCAAACGGATCGGTTTATACAAGTGGAGTGGGGGAGTGCATGGTGCGCTTTTCCTTTTTATTTTATCTAAATTATTCCATATAGATGATATTTGGTATATTTGCAATGAAATAAATACCGTATATTATGAGTAAAGTTATCCATGTACATTTGATTTTTGAGAAAAAGAACATCTATTTTGGTAGTATATCGGCCATTTTTGAAACTCTAACGGAGAAACAGGTCGGGATCACCAAGAATAGTCTTTTACATGCTGGACTGGTTGATGACATTGCCAAATACACGAAACGTGCAATGATTATTCAGTCTCGCTTGATAACATGCACCAGAAAGGGCTGAAACAGCCTTAGAACGTCTATAAAGCCGCTTTTTGCGGCTTTTTTTTGTATTCGTGTCGGTAATAGTACATCAATGGGAGGCTGCTACTTACTTTGAACGGTTTGAACAGTCGGAAAAATTGAAAGGGTTTACACTTGGGTTTACAACTTGGGTTTACATTTTCTCCATTACAAAAACGAAACGTTTTAATAGGGTTTACACTTGGGTTTACATTTTCGGATTATTTTTTTAGCGATTTGTCTATCTATACAATATAGATAGGACTTGTTTTTGCTTGTTTTTAAACTATTTGAGGGGGCAAATAATACATTGATAATATTTATTTACTCCCCTATATTTTAATTCATATCTCTAAAAATCAGTGTTTTGTTACTTTTTACCCCCTTCACCCCATAAAACTCGTTTTATCCGGCACCTGCAAGTGTTGAACTCCCCGCATCTGAAACACGCCCCGACTTGTCCTGTTTAAGTTGTGTAATTGTCTGTTTGAGCATCCCTATTTCCTCTGCCTGTTCTTTTATTGTAGAGAGAAGTTTATCCACAATTTCAGGGGGGGCATTGTATTTTTCGATTTCTTGCTTATTGTCTTGGCTTATTTCTTGGTGTATAGTATATGAATTTTGGGAGACATCTGTATTATTGGATTTAAGCATATTCCCCTCCCCTCTCATTAGCCATTCAGCAGATAAATCCGGATATAGGGTTAAAACTTTAACTATCATATCTCCGCCAGGCTGTGATGCCATATTTTTTCCCTTGAAGTTGCTGGATTGTATTCCAGTAGCCTCAAAGAAATCTACTTTTTTTATATCCTTCTCTTTTAAAAAGGCAAGAATTTTATCTTTTATGGTCAAAATATCTCCCATATTTGTTTTTAGGTTAAAATTTTATCCTTATATTTGCAGCGTGTTCAAAGTGTGAACACCGCCCCAAAGCTACAAAAAAGGCTTGAGGTGACAATGAGAAATATAAAAAGAAGAAAAATAGAAGGTTATGAAACGGTATTATTTTGAATTGACAGATCGGAGTTATAATGATCTGGGGGCTTTTATTCCGGATGGGTACAGCAAGGAAGTGGCTGTCAGGCAAGCAAAGAGGTGGATGGCAGAAAACAGTATAGTATTAGCCACCCTTATCGTGAATAGCCTAAGAACATCTAACGTGTTGGATGTAATTGATATTGATATACTTAAAACGAAGATATAATGGAAGCAAAATTTAAAAAGGGACAAAGTGTGAGAATCACCAAGAGGAACGGTGAAGTCATTGATGGTGTAATCCGCGACTGGGACTATAACATTTGTACTTTCGGTCGTGAATATAATGTCGATTATATGAAAGATGGCCAGGTTTGGACTGTGATATGTGTTCCGGAGGATGCCATACAAGAACTCCGATAGATTTCCGGGGCAGTTAGTTCAGTTGGTAGAACACGCCAAACTCCCGCAAGGGAGAGGCCATGGTCCGTGGTTCGAGTCCGCGACTGCCCGCTACAATAATTTAACTTATCAGCGAATTATGAAAGAACGAATAGTGGTAGAATACAGTGAGGTGGGTAAAATAGCCGGTTTGCTGGGTTGTTCCCGGGAAATGGTCTCCCACTCCCTTGCATTCCGCAAGAACAGCAAGTTGGCCCGTTCCATCCGCAAGCTCGCCATCGAGCGCGGTGGAACCAAGGTAGGTGGTAACCCTGAAAAGAAGGAAAGCGATGAAAAGTGAGTTGATGGCATTGTTCGGTGACCAGCTGCGCTGGTTTATACACTTGAACTGGAAGCAGCGCCTTTGTGTACTTTACTTCTGTCTGAATTTCTGTCTGATATTTTCTGTGAGTGAAGACAATTTGCTTTGGGCGCTTTTTGTTGTACTGAACTTTGGGGCTTCAGTACGGCTGTTGAAGAGGCATGTCCCTTTGAATGATTTGGAGGACTGATAACAGAACGGAAAATGGAATACTATAATAATATACTGTGTGTAACCTGTGAAGAGCTTACTTCAGGAGATAATCCGGTGATGAAGTATATAACTTTATACCAAAATGTCCGTCGCGGTAACATCGAAAGTATCAACCGTGGCGGTGGCGAGGGCAATGTAGCCCTGTATTCCTATTCTTCCCTTCCCGAGAAATACAAGAAACGTTGGGTTGAGCGCCATGGCGAGCCCGAGAAACAGATGCGAGAAGAAATGATCCGTAACATAGTGAAGAAAGACGAGAAGGCCGAGAACTTTTTCGAGGATTACCGTTACGACAAGAACGGTGAGATGGTCGCTCTTCCCGAGGATGTGAAGAAGGAATACACCTGGAATGCTTCGGTGCTGAACGCGCTGATGGAAGAGTTCAAACGCTTGAGTTCATCCAATAACAAGCTGACCGGTTTCCGCCGTAACCTTTGGGAGCTTCTGCTTGTCACGAGTGAGGAGTGGCGTCCGGTGTACGGGCACAGCCTCCCGGGCAGTGTGGGCCGGTTGAAAGCCCTGATAAGCAAGTTCCGTCCCGACAACTACGGTGTGCTTGTGAGCGGCAAGTACGGCAACAGCAACACGCTGAAGATCGAGGAGGACGGCGGGCGTTACCTTGTTGCATTGAAACGCAGCCGTGTTCCGGTTTATACTGATATGGAGATCTTCGAGGAGTACAACCGTGTCGCTCCGGAACGTGGCTGGAAGCCCCTGAAGAGTCCCCGCAGCCTCCGCGAATGGTTCAGCAGCCCGCGTGTCGAACCTCTGTGGTACGATGCCGTTTATGGGGAAATGAAGGCGCACCAGCGTTATGACCGCAAACACCGCACCATCCTTCCGGGCCGCCGTGACAGCCTCTGGTATGGCGACGGCACGAAGCTGAACCTCTACTATCGTGATGAGAACGGGAACAAGTGCACTACAAGCGTGTACGAGGTGGTGGACGCTTACAGCGAAGTGCTTCTTGGCTATTACATCAGCGATAATGAGGACTATATCGCCCAGTACCATGCTTTCCGCATGGCTATCCAGACGAGCCGGCACAAACCCTACGAGATCGTGTGCGACAACCAGGGCGGTCATAAGAAGAACGCGGCGCTGGGTCTTTTCTCGAAGATCAGCCGTATCCACCGCCCGACAGCTCCGTATAATGGCGAATCTAAGACGATTGAGAACATTTTCTACCGCTTCCAGAGCCAGGTATTGAAGAAACGTTTCGGTTTCACCGGGCAGAATATTACGGCAAAGAGAGATACAAGCCGTCCGAATTTGGAATTCATCAACGCGAACATCGACTCCCTCCCCACATTGGAGGAACTGAAGGAACAGTATGCCGCCGCCCGTGAGCAGTGGAATTCAATGAAACACCCTGCCACCGGCATCTCCCGGATTGAGATGTACAATACCAGCGTGAACGAGGCTACCGATGCGGTAAGTGTGTCGGATATGGTGGAGATGTTCTGGTACACGACCGAGAAACCGTCGCTGTTCACCGCCAACGGTATCGAGATCACGGTACAGGGAAAGAAATACCCTTACGAGGTTTTCTCCGCCCCCGGTGAGCCTGATCTGGAATGGCGCCGACGTAACACCTACAAGAAGTTCTATGTCCAGTACGATCCTTATGACATGAGCAGCGTACGTCTGCTGTACAAGGATAAGGGCGGAGCGATGCGCTTTGAGTGTGTGGCTTCGTTCCCGCTGATGATCCACCGTGCCCAGCAGGAGCAGACGGAAGCCGAGAAACGTTTCATCCGCGCCCAGCAGGAGGCCGTCATCAACGAGCGTATAAACCGCCAGGTCGTTGCCAAGGACATCGAGTACGAACATGGTGTCGCACCGGAACAGAACGGTCTGCGTACCCCTGACCTGAAAGGTCTCGGAAAGGAGGCGCAACGCCAGATTGACCGTCGCACAAGAAAATACAGCCAGCCGGCCCGTCCTTCCATCGGCCGAGACATGAAAGTCATCAGCAACGTGACATGGGACAGCTTTGAGAAGAAGGAAGTGAGCATCCGCAAGGTGGTCGGGAAATTATAA